CTGCATTAGACATTGCCGGTGCATTCACGAGAAACCGCACTACTAGTTCAGGCGCAACATTTTTCCACGACCAATTAGACTGTGATTCGGAGTTATAGTTATGAACATTACAAACGCCAAGTACATTAACAACATCACCGGCAACGGCCAACATGAGTTTATCAAAGCAACCATTGACGGCGAACAGATGGTTGTTCCATTAGCTGTTTCTAATCGTCATTACGACGAAATCATGCGGCAAGTTGCGGCTGGAACATTGACAATTGCTGATGCTGACTGATGAAGATGTCAATGGAACCGGCACTCAAAACACAAATGGAACTAGAGGCACATGAAAAAGAGTGTGCCATCCGGTATGCTAACGTGCAGGAAAAGTTAGAGGCACTTGATAAACGCATGTGGCGATTAGAGGCAATGATTATGGGTAGCACTATTCTTGTAGTAGCAATGGTGGTATCAGTATTTATGGGATTTAGATAATGGCAATGTTCAGAGCATTTAAGCCTAGCGGCATGGAAAAGATAGCGCGATCTATGGGCTATCAAGGTAATATGCAGGGCTTCCAGAGTTTTCTGTCACAAGACCCTATGCGGCAACAGCAGATGCAAAACTTTACTAATCAGGCTATACAGATGGCTAATGGTGGCATGGTGCAAAAGCCAGATGATTATGATGCTTTTTCAAAATCTAAATATTTTCAAAATGCTGCTAATTATACAGGGCCGCAAACAAGGGACATGTATCAAAGCAGATATGGTTTGGGTACATATGGTTCTGGAACCGTAGGAAAAATGTATGACACAGCATATGAAGATTTTAAAAAAGATCAAGCAATGCAAGTAGGTCAAGAGTATAGAAATCAACTTGAGGCTGATCCACGGTTTACTGCTTTTAAAGAGTATGAAAAAGAAATGCAAGATAAAGCTCAAGCTGATCCTCGTATAAAAGCATATATGGAGTTTCAAGATCGACTACGGCAGCAACGAACACCACAGAATATTCAAGACGCTACAATTCAACGTATGGGTCAGCCGGGATTGCCGCCGGGTGGTGTAGTTCAGGCAGCACCTACAGTTAGTGAGATGGGTCAATATGTTCAACCACAAGTTGGCACTTTAACTGGCGGGGTATCCGTGCCTACTACCACTGCTGGTGTTGCGCAAGCATCTCCCACACAGGAAAAAGCAGCAACCACTATGGAGGCCGCACAAGCTGCGCCAGCCGTAGGTGCAGCACTTGAGGCTACCCAAGCAGCACAAGGCACTGTAGACCCCCGTGCGCAGGTCACAGCAGCCCAGCAAACGGCATCTAGTGTAGGCAATCTAGAGGCCGCTCAAGGTAACGCTATTTTAATTGACAATCCAGTACAGCGCAGCATTCAGGACGGTGAACTTATTACAGGCGCTGCAGATGCCCAGACAGCCGCTGCATTTACTGAACAGATACAAGCTGCAGAGGCAACCCCTACGACACAAGCAACAGTACAAGGTCAGCTTGAACAACTTACCGCTAACTTTGATGCTTCTAATCCTCCTGCATGGGCTGCAGGTGCTATGCGTAACGCAACAGCAAAGATGGCACAGCGCGGAATTGGGGCAAGTAGTATTGCTGGTCAAGCTATTGTACAAGCCACTATTGAATCTGCACTGCCTATTGCGCAAGCAGATGCCACCACTATAGCACAGTTTGAGGCGCAGAACCTATCTAATCGTCAACAACGTGCCATGCTTGCTGCACAGCAACGTGCAGAGTTTATTGGGCAGGAGTTCGATCAGGCTTTCCAATCTCGTGTACAAAATGCTGCCACGATTAGTGATGTAGCTAACATGAACTTTACTGCAGAGCAACAGGTACAGCTTGAAAATAGCCGACTTGCTAATACGATGAATCTTAATAATCTGTCTAATCGTCAGGCTATGGTTATTGCTGAAGCAAGTGCGCTGGCTAACATGGATTTGTCTAATCTTAATAATCAACAGCAAGCTGCAGTGCAGAATGCACAGGCTTTCTTAAATATGGATATGGCTAATCTATCTAATCAGCAGCAGACAGAAATGTTTGCAGCGGCACAACGTGTTCAGAGTTTATTTACTGACCAAGCTGCAACTAACGCAGCGCGTCAATTCAACGCAAGTTCACAGAATCAAGTTGACCAGTTCTTTGCAAGCCTTGCTAATCAGACGCAGCAGTTTAATGCATCACAGGTTAATGCACAAGAACAGTTTAACGCAGGTCAACGTAACACACTTGAGCGTTTTAATGCTGAATTAAATAATCAACGCGACCAGTTTAATGCGCAAAACCAACTTGTAATTGCACAAAGCAATGCACAATGGCGTCGTGAAATTGCTACTGCTGATACTGCAGCAGTTAATCGTGCTAATGAACTTAACGCTACTGCTGTTCTTGATATTAGCAAAACTGCTTATGATAATTTATGGCAATATTATGCTGACACTATGGAGTGGGCATGGACATCTGCTGAAAACGAGATGAACCGCATTGCTGATATGGCTATTGCCGCATTAAATGCAGATGAACGTGCTAAGATTGCGGAAGAGTCTAGTAAAACAGCGGCTGGCACAGCACTTGGTAGCCTAGTAGGCACACTAGGTAGTGCATTTATTGGTGCTAAATTCGGAGGTTAATGAAATTATGCTTAATAATCCAGCAAGACAACTTTATCTTAACATGGACATTGATAGTTTAAAGGAAGAAAAAGAAACGCCAACCTCTGGTCTTCTTGCGCCACGTAAAACAACTTCTAATATGTCAGATGACGCAGTTAATCAGCCAGCTTTTCGCGTTGCACAACACATGAAAGTACTTCGCAAACAAAGAGAGGCGCTAAAAAATGGCATTTGAAGAACAAAAACCTTTAACTGACGCGCCTATACCCGGCATGTCCTTAGTTCACGAGCTTGGCGCAAGACCGTGGCAGTCTCCTTCACAGTTTAGTACTGTTGATGAAGCCATAGATTTTTATATGGACAGAATGTCCACAGAAGAATATATGGAGCAAGCTGTTGAGGTCATGGAAATGGGAGTGCCTGTAACCACCATTGCTAACTCTATGCAGATGGCTGGCGTCATGGAAGGCAAACATAATATTGATGTTGGTATGTTGGTCATACCGCTTATCATGGAAATGTTAATGCTTATCGCAGAGAATGCAGACATTAAATACGATGATGGTTTAACAGAGGAGCGCGATGAACAAACAAGTGACGCTCGTCTTGATATGGTACGTCGTGAAATGAAGGGACGTATTGATGAAGCAGACAAACAACCAGAGATAGAAGAGCCTACGGAAGAGCCTAAAGGGCTTATGGCACGGAGAGCGTAATGGGATTTTTAGAGGGTCTAGTTACTGGTGCAGCCACCAGTGTAAATGAACAACTTAAAAAAGACATGGAACGTAGCCAAGAACGCGCAGAGGGAATGGCACAGTATCGTGTAACGCGCAGACGTGCAGCAGTTGAACGGCAAGAAAAAGAAAAGAAAGAGTTAGAAGACACTTTAAATAATCTTGCCTCTCTTGTAGACGGTGATATAGACAAAGCGGCTCAACTTTATATTAATGGTGGTAAGAATATTACTGGGGCTAATGCTCTTTATCAAGAATTGTTAAAGAATAAACAAGCAGGTATTGATATAAGCACTGCCATGACATTTGCAGAAAACGCTGCACCTGAAGGCACCACAATGCAAGATTATGTTAGCAAGTTTGTAACACCCATTACAAAACTTCCTGATTTTTCAAAGGGTGAAGTACAAGGAGCAGGTTTGTATGGCGCATTGTTTAAGGCTGACTTAGGTGCGAGTGTGAGAAGGCAGGTTGAAGAAGCTGCACCACTTCCATCACAGGAAGCTCCTGACCTTAATGTGCAGATGGCTAAGATTGATCGTAGTGGTTTTCTTGATGCTAAAAAAGCGGCGCAAGCTGATGAAGAGTTTAAGATGACCAAAGGTCGCTATGAATCTGATATGCAAGCTGCGCAAAGCCGTATGGATATAGCAAACAAAAACTACGAACTGGCCCTTGAAAGATTTCAAGCGGATAAGGATAACACAGAACTTGAACAAGCACTTAGATTTGCTGCTGATGCCCGTGATGCAACAAGGCTTGATTTAGCAGTAGCAAAAGCAGAGTCAGATGCAGAACAAGCTGTATTGACTCGTGACCTTACTAAGTTGAGTATTGACGAGCGTAAGTTTGAGCTTAATAAAAAGCGTAACGCACCTGAATTTGCTACCTTTGAACTCATGCTTGTATCTGCAGAAGAAAACTTGGCACGGGCCACATCTCCAGAAGAAACTCTTATCTATGAGAAGCAACGCGCCCATGCTATTAAAGGTCTAGCAGACATAGAAAGAGCAAAGGACACAGACGTAGGCACAACCACGGCAGTATTTAGTAAGCAGTCTGTGGATAGTATTATCAACGCTGAAATTAAACGACAGCTTGAGCCTGTAGGACTTGTTAAAGATATTGATGGCCGACTTGATTACATGATAGAAGGTAACGAAATGCAATATTTTGAAAGGATGACCCGTGCATTAGATGCTGTTGAATACAGAGTTGACGGCATTAAAGATAGTCAAATGACTAATACTATTAAATCGTCCAGAGAAGGTCTTGCTACAGATATAGCTGCATATAAGAGAAAGCAGCTTGGTATGCAAGGGTTTAAACCACAAATAGGCACAGATTTAGAAAGCATTGCGACTGACGCCTTCGATAATAATGCATATAAAGCAGGTGATATTATTGAATATGAAGAAAATGGCGTAAAGAAACATGTTCTATGGACAGGAAGTGATCTTCTCTAATGAATGCTAAAGAAAGAGCTTTGGAACGGTTGGGTTTTCAATCACAATCGGCCCCTAATCCTGCATTAACACAGGACAATCAAGAAGAAGATCGTAAAGCTAGGGCGCTTACAAGGCTACAAAACAATAAGCCACTAGATTCCTCTGTGCATAGGCTGCAGGAAGATGACGCTGTACACTTGCCAGAAGATAGTGTCGGGCGTGATGACATACCCGAAGCTACAGATGTGTCAAGCCCAGAGCCTATGACGCAGGGTGACTTGTTTACTTATTATAAAGATAAACAGCCTGAACTTTTTGACGAGCAAGGCAATCTTGCTAACATAGAAAAAGCAATAGACTTAGGCATTCTCACCAAGGCATCTCTCGTGCCAACAGATTCCCCTATAGATAACATACAACCGCATCAAAGCACACTTAGTTCAAGTGGGCCGTATAAATATATCTACAATGAGCCGGAACGGTCTGTAGAAGTTATTCAAGAACGCGCAGAAGCAGATAGAGTAGCAGGACTAAACCGTAAAGAAAGACTCGCTGAAACCAAAGCGGAAAGAGAGCAAGCTCTAGAAGATGAAGCTGCGGATTTTGGCATGAACAGCAATGAGTTTATTGAAAAGGTTATTATTCCTTCTATAGACAAAGACGAAAGCCCATATTTATCTGCTTTCTTTAACGCTGCAGACAGTATTGGTATGGGTTCAACTGCGTTTAGTGCTTTAGAGGGTTTAGGAAATGCTATTAACTGGACTGCTGCAGGGTTTCAAGACGGGGTACAGTCTTTAGCAGAGTCACTTCAAGAGGCATCTCCCGAAACATACGATGCTATGGTTTATGGATTAACTGGGAGCAAACAAGACCCTAGCCAATTTGCCAAGGGTGCAGGTAAAGAAGCCATGAACTTCCTCACCTTTACTGAAAGCATACCCCTTCTTGGTTTGGGCGGTAGTACTAAAAGATTTGTTTCTAAATCATCTCAAGACGCAATGGAAGCATCTACCGACCTGCGTAATGCAATTAAAAAACACGCAGACGCAACAGATAAAGTAACAGAAATAGCAGCAAGTAAAGAGATAGTAGCAGCTAAAAAGAACCTTAACTCTGCTGTAGCTAAACAGATGGATGAGTTAGATATATCAGATGCCAAAGCTGCTGCTAAAGAAGCTACAAAGAAACCAGCACTCGACATCAAGAAGGCGCGTATTGCTACGTCAGAGGAAGTAGCCAAGAAAGCTGACGATGCTGCCCGTGTTGCCGAAGCAAATAAAGACGTAGCAGAAGACCTGATTATACTCTTTGAGGATGAGACAGGTAAAACTATCTCAAGAACGGGCGCAGATGGACGTTTAGTAATTGACTTTGATAAAGCGAGAAAAGCAGGTGTAGAGACAGCAGAAGAAATTGCAGAGGCGCAGCGTGGCAGCGTAAGACAAATACTTACTGGCAGTGCTGACGTAAACCTTGATGCTGCACAGGTGGCAGGACAATTCGATACGATTACAGCACCCCTGCTTAAACCAGAAAAGTTTGATGGTCTTGTAGCTGTGATATCTGATCTGAAGAAGGCAAGACCAGATGCCTTTAAAAGAAAGGTGCATACATCGGGTCCGCGCAAGGGTAAGGAATATAGCGTTATCGACCATTTGTTTGAGCTTACAGTCCAACAAGATTTAGATGGTAATCCCACACTTCTTGGTGACGAACTGTTGGACATGCTAAACAAATATAACATATCGTTTGAGGATTATATTCTTACTGTTGTTGGCTCTGGTTCTGAAGCAGGTAAAATACTCAACAAGCTGTCCCAAATTAAACGACTTCGCCCTGCTAATGAGATGATTGCTCTTCAAGAAAAGGCTACTGTTAATGCACAGGGCAACATACGCAAGGGTGTGATGCGTTTGGAAAACATCCGTCGTGGTGGCCTTGTGTCACAGCTTGCTACTGCTGCACGTAACCTTCAGTCGGGTGGCATACGTGCGCCTATGGAGGGACTAGGCAATGTAATGGACACTGCCCTGTATAACCTATCAGAGAAGGGTGCGGGGGCAGGTATTAAATCACTTCTGTCATCCTCTAATTGGCGAGACAGTTTCCGTCATATGAAGTATATGTTTGATCCTCAAAATGCATCACAGACGAGGGAATATGTGGACTTTATTCTTGAAAGACCTGAACTAGCAGGGCAGTTCGATCTGATGTTTAATAACATTAACGAGATTCAACGACTAACGGGACGGGGTGAAGCCACTACAAAGATTGGTAAGGGTGCTGACTTTGTAGCCAGTAAATTAGAAGACGCTGTAGATGTACTGAACACACCTAACCGTTGGCAAGAACACCTAATCCGTAGAGGTGCATTTCTTGGTGAGCTTGAACGCCTTGTAAAACGCGAGTATGGTGTTGATCTAATTGAGGTTATTAATAATGGAAAGATAAGGGACTTGCTTAATGATGCAGGCAGTGTTCGGCCTAAAGACGCACGTTCATTTCTTAACCTTGTAGAAGACTCTACTCAAAAAGCACTTGATGTTACATATGCAAAGCAACCAGACATTCCTGTGTTTCGTTCAGCATCACAGTTTATTGTACGTAATGGTTTGACAGTAGTCCTGCCATTCCCAAGATTTATGTTTAATAGCATGGAGCTTATGGGACAGTACGCAGCCGGTGCATCCATCCCGCTCACACGTAAGATTGCTAGTGTCGTAACAAGGGGCAGAGTAGGTGGCGGGAAGTTAACTGCTAAAGATAGGCAACGTATCTCTCGTAATGTTGTGGGGATGGGTGGTCTACCCCTCATACTTATGGACGAGCCAGACAAAGAAAATGAAGGTGCGCTTGATTACGCCGCAGACTTCTTAATGTCTATGTCTGCTGTGGGTGCCGCCTATCAATACAGGACATCTCAAGAAGCTCCATCAGATTACAAGCTGCTAAAGACAGGCGATAATACTGTGATGGATACCACGCCCCAATATCCACTACGTCAATTCTTATACATTGGAGAGGCCATGCGCCGTATCAATGAGGGTACGTTCTCTGACTTCTTTAAGGCTAAAGAGTTTACAGAAACATTTGCAGGCACAAACATCCGTGAAGGTGTGGGTCAGAGCCTTATACAAGAAGTAGCAGACCTTGCGAGTGGTACAGACTTGACATCTGGAGAACGAGCAGGACGCATGTTGGGAAGAACATTCGGCAACTATCTATCTACATGGGCTGTGCCATTCTCTCAAATTATTGAAGCGCAACGTGCGGACGGTTTACGTGGATTAACCTACAAAGATAGCGCCCAAGACCCAACATTAGATTTCTTTGGGACTGCAGCTAAAGAATTTAAGCGTCCTTTTGCAAGGTTCATGTCAGCAGAAGAAGAGGCTGCGCTGCCAAATCGTGAGTTCCTGTTTGCAGAGGAGAAGAGGCGTGTGGCACCACTGTTCCGTGTGCTTGGTGGTATAAACTTAGCTACTGTAGATGACGAGTACGGTGAATATATAGGACAGTTTGGATACACTGACTTTGAACTTGGTAGCAAGTCAAAGGTGCCAAGCATTCGTAGGTTTGAGAACCAAGTTGTGCGTGATGCCTTGCCGGGAATCGTAGAAGCTGCTCAAAAGTATGAGCAAAAGTTACGTAACCAGTACGAGATTGCCAGCGACAAGGTTAAAGAAGAGTTTACAGAGGAGAAGTATGTATCCAGCCGTATTCGTGCGCTAATTAAGAAGCAGATACAGGGCGTCCGTAAAAATATAAGTACAGATAAAGTCTTGTCTGCAGATGCGCCTGCTTATGCAGAGTCGATGCTTAAATACCGCAGACTATCAAAAGAGACACGCACTGCGGCAGGTGTAGAGTTTGTCGATAAATATGATAAAGAACCTGATCCAACAAATCAACGTGATATTGAGCTTTTAGTGCGCATAGGTAAAGCCTACGATCAGGCACTGAAATAATTCTATATGTACTCTAATATACCCACCGCAAGGATGGCAGCGGAGATAGCATTCAACACGATGATTGATCTGTCGTGCCACATGAATCCTACCCATGCCCACAATCCCATTCCAATGACGCCAAGCACCATGTCCATAAGATGTGAGTAGTCCGCTGCTCGTATCACGATTGCTGTTAGTATAAACAAGCTGGCAGTCCACTTGACATACCACGTGATATCCTTATACGGTGTTACTTTATTGATGGTGTTCATGTCAGAATCTGCCTAGCCATCGTGCTATGTGCGATACAAACGGTAGCAAGGTAGCTGCCATAAACAAGTTCACGCCTGTGTGTGCCATTGCGATACGCAACGTATCTCCTTTAGGCATACCGTCTGACACAAACAAACCTGCCAGCCAAATTGTACCTGTTGTACCTATGTTCGCGCCTAACACTGCGGCGATGGCTGCTGGTAAAGGCAAGGCACCAGAGGCAACCAGTGCAATAATAGCTGTGGTGGACAGGCTGGATGATTGCCACAGCAGTGTCATTATGATACCACCTGCAAACATGTACAACGGGTTGCCCAAGAACCATGAAAGATGTTCTATGTTGCCCATAGATTTCATGCCACCAGAGAATGTCTTCAAGCCTACGTAGAAGATAATTAAGCCTACTATGGCTGTTATCACAGGGTTTCCTAAGTCCATCTTACTTACTCTCTTCCACAGTTTCTTTCCCTCCGTCACCTGTTATCACCTGATCCACTTATTTTTCCACGCTTGTGTCTGTCCGCTAGTTTCTCTAAGTTCTTCTCCATGATGTGTCCAAGGTTCATCTCTAGTTCTTCTGCTAGTACAGCACAGTACCACAACACATCACCAATCTCGTATCCAATCTCAATACGCTTGGCAAGGTACTCGTCCTTGGCTGCACCGTCACGGATGAACTTCTTCACTTTGTTTGCAATCTCCCCTGCCTCTCCGGTCAGGCCAAGAGTAAGATACTCCATAGCCTGTTTCTTTGGGAAGATTGCTGTCTCACACGCGCGAGACTGATACTCTGCTGCGGTAATACTACTCAACTGCCTCTCCTTCATCCACTGTTTAGCTTCTAGTTCCAAGTCCATTTAGTTTCTCCAGATTGTCAAAGTATGCAGTATTCCAACCTCTTTGCCATTCCTTGTGTCCCGTAGTACCATTCTTCATGGGGTTAGCCAATTGGTGGTAATACTTTTTACGGAGAATGACACGACTAAATGCCGCATACCCAGACTCAAAGCACTCTAATAGTTGTTCATTTACTATCGGCTTCTTCATTTTCTTGTATCTCCTGTTCAGGTAACACACGCCATGCATTTAGCATGGAAAGTCTGTCTTGATGTATAGCCATCTTATCCAACTCAGCTTGGACAGCTTCCATTATATCAGAGTGTTCTCCGATACCTGCGGGATTAGATAGATATACATCTATATTAGTTTTATGCAAGTTAAGATTACTAACTGCATGTTGTTTAAGCACTTCGATCATTTGTTCTTTCATTCTCTTTCTCCTTTTGTTTCATCCACTCTTCATATTGAGGATGATGACGAGGTGGGTTGTACTGCACCCACCCCTCACCTTGTTTCCACACCTTAACACTATGCTGCGGCAATGTCAACTACCTCACACACGCCAGCAGTACAGGCTAACTCACGACCGCCTGACGTAGTGTCTTCTTTCTCATACTCACGAAGCAATTCCCAGTTTACTTTCTTTGGCATTTGCTTCAGCATCTCACCGTACTCTTCAACAGTGCAGTCCTGATAAGGTGCTTGCTTGTACGTATGCTCACTGAATGGTAGGAAGCTGATGCCTGATACCTCATCAAAGTGGTTGTATACCCATGCTCCTACTTCCATCCACTCATGCTCTTTCACAGAGATGGTGACAGACGGCTTGTGTTCACACCAGTGACGCTGATACAAGAGCCACAGTTCAAGCTGTTCAATGGCAGTCATGTCGAACCGGGTGACTGCACTATGTGGCGACTTCATTGGGAAACTGAACACTGTTGTGCTGTCTGGCTTCATCACATCTGGCTCTGCCGGTATACCTTCAGAGACAAGGAACTGTGTGATGGGGTCTTTGTTATCACCACGTACCGTGCGAATGTAGTACGGATTGTGACGAGCATGGATGCCAGAAGCACTGTCCACAAGCTGCGATACTGTGCCAGATGGCTTCACGCAAGTGATAGCTGCTGACTGCGGAATGTCAAGCTGTGCCGCTATAACAGCGTTAGTAAGGATAGCCTGTTCTTTGAGTGCATTTAGAGTAGCCCCAATGTTCATGCCAAGATGTGTTGACTTACCAGACATCATAGCGTTGTCCATGATACCTGTCAGTGACACACCAAGCAGCCTTTCCTCCTCTGTATTTTTCTTCCACACATTACGAAGATACTTGAAATCAGTCAGTGTGGATTGGAACGTGCCAAGAATGGTGGCTAGTCGAACCTTCTCTGTCAGAGACTGTTGCGTGTCAGACGAACGTACTACAACCTCTGATAGATTACAGAACTGATATGGACGCAGGATAATCTCGCTACAAGGATTACACCCAAACTCTTGTTCTGCATCACGCCGACCATTAAGAGACGCTTGTTTCTTAGCAGCCTGCCGATTGAAGATACCGCGCTCACCTGACTTACTCTCGTACAGAGCTAGCCACTCGCGCATAAAGGTATCCATGTCTGGCTTGAACTTATAGGACACGCTGTTGTTTGCTAGCGCACGTTGTCCCTCGTTCTCCCACCACTGTCCTGACTTAGCATGGCGCATTTGTGTGTCACCTAAGTTAGACAGGCTGATGAGTGCGCTACGTCGTACCCCACCTACGACGACAACCTCACCAATCTTACACATGATATCGTGACACTCTAGTGGGTAGAGCCTGCGACCTGCAGCGTTTGTGATCTTGTCGATGACAAACTGAAACAACTCTTCAAGAGGGGCGGGGCCAGAGGCACGACCGCCGAATGTCTTCAGCCGTGCGCCTGCAGGTCTTACCTCTGATACATCCCACTTTGGTATTTGTCCTGCGTACAGCAGAGAGATCAACTCTCTCAATGCTCTTGCCCAACCGGGACGGCTGTCACCCACCTTGATAACTGTATCACTGTTCTCAAAGTGTTCGTTAATGATAGGCAGCTTATCGACGTTCTCACGCTCGACAGAGAAGCCTACGCCTGTGCCGCACATGAGTATATACATAGTCTCATCGAAAGCGCGGGTGTTGTCCACTGGTACATAGGAGCAATTGTATCCACCTACGTGGCAGCGATCCAACGCTGGGCCAGCGGTCATCAATGCTCTCATGCTAGGCATGATGTCTTGGTTCAGAACAGCTTCTTCTAGTTCTGCACGCAGTTCATCTGACAGAGTATAGTTGTATTGTTGTCCAAGATGTTTTTCCATGTAGTCAAAGTATCTCTCGACTGTCTCACCCCAAGTCTCTCGACGTTGCTCGTCATCTTTCCAACGGGCGTACCGTGAGAGAGCAATAAAGTTCTGGTAGTCTGTGGGTAGGTAATTGTTCATGTCATCACTCCGTTAGTGTTTTTATATGTCTGATTTCAGCGCCTTCTACATCGTAGAAATACTCACGTATGCCGTCCTCAATTTCTAAACCGACATCTTCATCGGCGGGTACAGGATATTCGTCAGGGTCTATATCAATAGTAATGAAGACTTTAACTTTCATTTTCTCCACCACCAACTTCTTCTACTAGCTCGTTAAGATACCACTGTGCTTTCTTGAGGTCTTCAACACCGTTCTTGTATCTGTAACGCCAGAGGTACTTTAGTATGTTACCTTGTAGGTAATATTCGTAGCCGTCACCTGTAGCAGCTTGTATAGCATTGATACATTCAATGCCAGACT